TCATCATCAGACACCCCCACGCAGCCCTAAATAGTTTGCTTCAAGGAGCAGGAGCAACAGTTATGAAAGTTGCGTTGACAAAGCTAGATGAATATGTTATAAATAAACGAATCAAAGCTTATCCTGTAGTTAATGTACATGATGAGTTTCAATATGAAGTTGAACAAGAAAGGGCAGATGAGTTTGGTAGATTGGCAGTACAATCAATTATAGATGCTGGTAAGAAATTAAATCTTAGATGTGAACTAGATGGAGAATACAAAATTGGAAACAACTGGTCAGAAACGCATTGATACAATAGCTGATGATATTAAAAAGCTTATAGCTGATATATCAAATGGTAAACCTGCACCTATAACAGAAGAGAATATGAATGACTTTCTTAACAATGTTAAGGAAGCTATGATAGCATGGAACACACCACCTAAAAAAGAAAAGTATGATGGTACTTTAAGAATGAGTATCTTGGGTAAACCTGCAAGACAATTATGGTATGATAAATATTCTCCTAAAGAAACAAAAGAATATGATGCTAGTAATAATTTAAAATTTTTATATGGTCATATCATTGAACATTTACTTTTATATTTAACAGAATTATCTGGACATAAAGTAGAAGATAGACAAAAGAAAGTTAAAGTAGATGGTGTTAATGGACATATAGATGCTAAAGTAGATGGAGAAATATGTGATGTTAAGTCTGCTTCACCTTTTAGTTTTAAAAAATTTAAGAATGGTGAACTAATAAATGATGACCCTTTTGGTTATCATGCCCAGTTATCAGGATATGAAACAGCTAATGGAACTAACAAGGGAGGTTTTCTTGTTGCTGATAAATCAAGTGGTGATATATGTTTTTATAAACCTGAAGACTTAGCTAAACCTGATACAAAAAGTTTAATAAAAAATTTAAATACTAAACTTGCTAGTGATACACCACCTGAAAGATGTTATGAATTAAAGACAGAGAAGAATGGAAACAAAGTAATACCAGTTGGTTGTCAATTTTGTATACATAAATTTGAATGTTATGCAGATGCAAATAATGGTAAAGGATTAAGAGTATTTAAATATTCAAATAAAAATGTGTTCTTAGCTGATGTAGTTAAAGAACCTAATGTAGAAGATATAACAAAAGAATTTACAGATGGAATTAAAACACAAGCACTTGCTAGTTAGAGCAGAAGTCTTAGACCCTCCTAAAGATTTAAAGATGATGAGGAAGTGGACTAAGAATTTAATAAAAGATATTGATATGAAAATACTGGCTGGTCCTTATGCAAAGTATTGTGATGTAAAAGGTAATAGAGGATTAACTTGTGTGACTATAATAGAAACATCCCATATAACTTTACACTCATGGGATGAAAACAATCCAGCATTAGTACAGCTTGATGTTTATAGTTGTAAAGAATTAGATGAAACTATTGTGTTTGATTATGTTTATAAGTTTATGCCAGTAAGAATGTCATATAGATATTTTGATAGAGAAAATAATTTTAAATTAATAAAGTTAAAAAAATGAAAGTAAAAGAAAAAGATTACGAAGTTGTATATGAATGTATAGTATCAGAACAAGTACCACCTGATATGATTGCTAAATATTTTGAAGATGAAAACTTTTTAGATTATTGGAGAGAAAGAAATGAATACAAAAGGGATGAGTAAAATAAGAAACAAAGCTAAAGCTATTCTTGTTGAATGGTTAAAGACTTTGTTAAATGAAGAGGAACAAAAGAAAGTTAATATAAAAAACATATTAACATTACTTCCTAATCAGACTCATTACTTTAGTGGAGAGACATTTAGACTACAACCTTGGTCTTATAAATGGGTAGTAAAGAAGTTAAAACGCAACCCAGAGTTGACAATAGATGATTTAAATGATATGTTGCAACCAAGTGAAAAAGATTTAAGAAGAAAAAAAATGATAGAACAAGGACCACTATAATGACACATAAAGATATGTTTAAAGGTACTACATATGATTCATTAAATAAACAGGTAGATGGGAATCACTACTCAAAGATGAAGATTCAACCTGCTGAATTTATTAATGAAAATAATTTATTGTTTGCAGAAGGTAATGCTATTAAATATATCTGTAGACATAAATCAAAAGGCAAACAAAAAGATATTGAAAAAGCTATTCACTATCTTGAAATGATATTAGAGAGGGATTACTCATGACTAAAGAGTCACAAATAACACAGCTAGAAAAAAGAGCAAGAGGTTTTCGCAGAATTATATCAGCACTAAATGATTTACCTATGTATGGTATTAATAGACACATAGATAAAATACTTCATGTTAAGATTGATGCATTAAAAGACCATCTTAAATTAAAGATAACAAAAAATAATGAAAAGTTAAATGAAATGTATACTGAAAGTATAGATAGTTTAGCTGATGATGATGGACAACAAGGTGATGTTGGTTATAAACCTGAACCTGTTTTACCTAAAGAACCTATTGGAGAATCTTTTACAAGTAAAGGTTATAAATGACAAGCATTGAAGATAGAGATGTAGATGCTACATATGAAAATGAACAAAGTACTGTGACTATTTCATTAAAAGAATATGATAAGTTAAAACAAAAACAACATTATATTACTGATAAAGATTTGATTGCTTGTATAGATAAGATAGAAGAATTAGTTAGAGCAGTAAGAAAACACATAGTAAGGACAGAGATATGAATAATGTATTAGGACTAGATGGTAAACCAAAACAACCTATTGGTCCAGTTTATCATATGCGTTTATGTTTAGTAGGTTCTGATGATATAGATATTAAAAATGTACAAACATTTGGTATAGCTGAAGATGGTTTCTTTATGGTAAAGAGTCATGATAATACAAAGCTTCCAGTATTTATGACTAACCCTGCAAGAATACAAACTGTTGAAGTTTATAAAGAAGGTGATAAACCATTAACAAAAAAGAAAGGAGCAAAGTCAGATGATGACTTTCTTCTAGATTTACTAAAGAAAAATCATGCAGCAGAATCGAAAACTCAAAAGTAAAAAAAGAGTTAAAAGAAAAGAAGCTGAAATTATGGGCTTCAAACTAATTATTAATAATCAAGGACAATTCATTACAGAAATAAAAAACTATCCAATGGATAAAGTTAATTTACATTTTCATAAAAATAATGCTGGTGTTATAACAGCAATGTTAAGAGAATGTAAAACTAATTTTAATGATTTATCAGAGCAATTAGAAAAAATTGCTAGAGATGTTTTTTATTCTTAAATTTTTATTTCTTCTTCAGGACTACATACAAATTTAATATAAATTTTATTTTTGTTTACTTCCTCATAACCTATTTCTTCTAGTTTAAGAATTGATTCTGTATTTCCAGCTATCATACAAGAATAATCATCAATAAATAAAGCTGGATATTTGTAAGGTGGTAAACAATTTTCTGCTACACCAGAACATAAAATTAAAAACAAAGCTATTTTCATTATTCTAATATTAAAGAAGTAATCTTCTTCTCTCCCATGTACACCTCTATATTTGCTTTAGATTGTATGCATTTAAATACTACTCTATCTGTACTATTTCTGTCTTTCATAGCATATCTTTTAGCTTTTAAACAACTTGATAATGAATCATGATACCTATGTTCAATAATCTTATGGTCTTGTAAGAGTAAAAGAGCAAATACCATCTCTATCATTAGTGTCCTCCTTTTCCATTTCTAATTAGTGTCTCTACATCTTTATTTAATTTTGCTACTTGTTCTTTTAAGAAATCAATGTTAACTGCATTATGTCTCATACCTTTAATTTCTTTTTCTATATCTTCAACAATAGAACTAAGATGCTCCACTAACATAAAAAGTTCTGCTTCTCCACTTGATTGTCCTAATTCACCTCTTGGATATTTAATTCTAAATTCTGAGTTAGCTTCTAAATCTTTTTCCATTAATTCTAATTTAGTGCTATGTTTATTAAGTGTTTCTACTACACCAAAATATGCCCATACTCCTACAGCAACAGCAATAACTATGCTAATAAGATTTTTCATTGGCATACTTACTGATGTATTTTCACTTATCTTCATTATATTCCTTGTAGTCTAGGGTCTTTACTAAATATATTCTTTGTTGCTTTTGGTCTAGCTTGAGAATCTTTACTTCTTTTTCTTAACTGTGCAACAGCAGACTCTTTTAGTTGTCTTTCTTTTTTTACTTTTTGTAAATCTTTTAGTAAATTCATTTCTTTTTCCTTTTACATTTACATCTTGGTCCAAATAATTTATCTATTAATAAAGATAATTTATCTAACTTTTCAAAACATTTATAAAAAAATTTATCTAACATAACCTGGTTCTAAAAATAGTGCCATCAATACAAATAGTATTATTAATATCCCTGTAAAATAATAATTCATAATGACACCTCATATATTACTTCTTACCATTTCTCCAAATTTGAGTTCCTTTTATACCATACACACTTGCCACGACAAGAATCCACAAATTAGTGAACCATTGGGGAAGCTGTGAAAAGTATTCAAAAAATAATTTTACCTTGTCCATAGCAGCAGGGTCTTCTGATACGACTGCCCAAGCTAACACAGCCACAGGAGCTGAAAGAACTAATAAAATAAATTCGTCTTTCCAGTCCGACTGTCTTGCTTCTAATAATTTACCCTGATATTCTGTTTCACCTCTAGCCATTTTAGCTGCGTGGTGATGTTGTGCATCAGCCATCATCATCTTAGTCTCTTGTCTTTTTTTAAAGATGTGAGTACCAGCTTGTAATGCAACTTTTGCTAAACTAAACCATGCCATTTTTTTCTAACCACTCCTTTACATTGAATGAAGGACATTTTTTAACATCATCTACTTCATAGTGTCCAATAACTTTTTCTATGTTATATTTATCTTTTAGTTTTGTTACTATTTCTTTTAATGTTAAAAATTGTTCTTCGTTAAAATTGTTTTCCCAATCACCATTTTTATTAGAACCACCTATCATACATATGCCTATTGATGTTCCATTAACTTGTCTAGCATGAGAACCAGTTCTATGTTCTTCTCTACCAGTCTCTAACTCACCAGACCTACGCACTACATAATGATAACCAATATCATCCCATCCATTATCAACTGTATGCCAATGTTTAATTTTAGCTGCATCTATATCCATGTCAGCAGGTGTTGCTGAACAATGTATAACGATTGTATCTGTTTTAGTTCTTGGTGTCATATGTTAAACCTAGGGAGCATTACACCCCCTAGGTCTTGGAGGTTATTTTATTTTTATTGTTTTAGCTTTTTTCTCTTCAGGTATTTCTTCATATAATTTTATATTTAAAATACCATCTTTGAAATCAGCCGAATCTACTTTGATGTATTCAGACAAAGTAAATTTTCTAACAACACTTCTTGATGCGATACCTTGATGTATTAAACTATCATTGTCTTTATCTTCTTTCTTAGCTTTGATAGTTAGTACACCTTCTTGTAACTCACATTCAATATCAGATTTAGTGAAACCAGCTAATGCCATTTCTATCTGATACTTACCTTTACCAACTTTTCTTATGTTGTATGGAGGAAAGTTAGAAGTGTTTATTCTTGAGACTTCATTTAGTGAATCAAACATCCTATCAAAACCGATAGAGAAGTTTCTAAATGGGTCAAAATTTATTAAATCGTATTGTGTCATATTAATCCTTTCGTTAAGCGATTTAAATTTAGTAATCCCTAATGGGCATTACTTTACTATATTATAGTAATTTTTCTATTCCTTGTCAACAAACAGTTTATTGTATAGACCTTGTAATTCTTCTTTGTTTTTACCATCAATTCTTCTATTCAATATACCTGTGACATTTGATGACCAGTTTTTATTTTCTGCATATCCAGTATTAGCTATGGCTTTTATTATATCAGCTTTACTAGCTTCACCATTATTAAATGCAGTTATTGTATCTCTTACCCCTTGATATTTCTCTGAGTTAGCTACCATATTTAAAAAGTCTTTTATAGAATCTTCTTCAGTAGGGTATTTTTTTATCATAGCATTACTACCTCTAGCTTTTATATGAGGTTCATTCTTATCAAACACTTGTATGTTAAATAAATTATTACTTCCATCTTTTACAAATCTTGAAGTACCCCAACCAGTTTCTTCACTATTGATAGCAAGTATAATATCATTAGGTATTATATTATCTTTATTAGTTTTATATACTTTTTCTGCAGTACTTATTAACCAATCTTTTTTATTTGATTCTAATGCTGATACATTACTATAATCTTTTTTTACAACAACATCAGGTTTTTTAGCAGGTAATATTTTATTTTCAACAGCTTTATTAATCTCATTAGCACTTATAGCACCAGCTATTATTGCAGCACTTGCAACTGTAGCCATATCTTTTTTATTCATATCTTCCTCAACTGGTTTCTTTTTTGGTACAATAATTTTTTCTTTAGGTTTTTTTAATGGTAAAACAATATCACCTTTATTAAATTTTTGTTGAATTATTTCACCAGTATTAATATCTAATCCATCATTAAATCTTGTTGCTTTAGTACCACTACTAAATAAATCTTTTATCCATTTTCTGTATGTAGGAAATGGCATAACTTTTTCCCAAAATCTTCTTGATGCTTTATCTGTATCTCCTTTAATAGTATCTGTAGCAATTAAACCTACATCAGTTGCAACACTAGCTGCAGGAAAAGGAATAAACCAAGGTTGTGAAGAACCTGGTCCAGTTAATCTTCCTATTGCTAACTCAGGAAGTATACCTGACATACCAGATAATCTTAAAGCTTCTGCCCACCATTTTTCTTCATCATATGCAGGGTCTGTCATAACTTCACCATGTTTAGCAAGTTCTCTTAACATTTGAATACCACCATAAACAGGTAAAGATGCTAACAACTTAACCATTTGTTTAGCTTCACCATCTTCAATTCTTGTTAATAATTTATTTGTTTGAGCTGATTTTGCCATAGCCCAAGAAGTAAACTGACCCATTAATCTTATCCATGGATTCTGACTTTGAGCAAATAATAATCTATTTTGTACTTGTGGTATTAATGCATCTCTATTTGCAGCAAGAATACCTGTTTGATTTAATACTTTTCTAGCACCTTTATTTGCAACAGCTTCATCAAAAGAACTAAATCTACCAACTTTTAATGCATCTTGTACATCAAGACCATACTTATTTATATCTCTAGTTAATCTTAATCCTTTACTAGAACTTAAACCTTTTGTTCCATTAGCACTAATAAATTTAGCTAATTTATTTGAAGATAAATATGCATCAACTGTTCCTACATTATATGCATATCTTCTAGCTAATCCAGTCAACCATGATAAACCCATAACATTAAAACCAAATTCATTAATTTTTCTAATAGTACCCATTTCACCCATAACATTAGCTGCTTTAGTACCATCATCAAATTTTAATGCTGCTTCTTCACCAACAACAGATTGTAAATTACTTCTTTTTTTAACTGGTTTAGAACCTGATTTTAATAACCAATGACGAATTTCATTAGCTATATTTAATTCAAGATTCGTTGCTAAACCTTTTTCTCTAGCTCCTGTAAAACCTGTTTTTATTGCACCTCTAATAAAAGATGTAAAATTATTAGAGTTAGCAAATGGTTGAACTATATCTCCAAGTGATGCTATTGTAACTCTGTCTAGCATATTTAAATTAGCTATTGTAGCTAATGTACCAGCTATTGATTTATTTACACCTTCTTGTCTTGAACCATATCTACCAAAATAACCATCAATAGTATTCATTACTAATTTAATTTCTTGTGCAGCTTTTAATTTATAATTTTCTTGAGTAATTCCTAAAGTTTTACCTGCTAAATTTTCATATTTTTTTACTATACTATTTATATAAGGTTTTAATAATTGACCTTGATGTCCAAATTTTTCAGCAAATGCTATAGATTTCATTGAACGACTATACAAATTAGTTAATACATCAAATGGATTGTTTACTAAATAACCACCTTGTTCTAATATTTTTTCTACTTTAGCATAAGGACCTTCAAGTATTCTAGCTTTAGTAATATGTTCACTTAATGGATTACTTTTTAATATTCCTAATGGTGTTTTAAAACTTTTTTTACCAACTCCATCAATTAAAGTATTTAATGCTTCTTGATTAATAACACTAGCATCTGCATTTTCTAAACTTCTAGCAAATATTAATGCTTTTTCTTTTGCTTTATCATTTTTATAACCTAAACTTTTAAATATATCTATTAATGTTTTTTCAAATTTTTTAGGGTCAGCTTTAATTGCTTGATAATTATATACTCTAGGAAAATAATTTTTAATATCTATTAATCTTCCAGTCTTTTCATCTACAGAAAATATACCAGCATCTTCTCTTAATTTTTTAAAATCTTGTAATTCTGTTTCTAATTTTCTTGCAAGAGTATTTACTCTAGAACTGTATTTTGCTTTTGAACCTCTAATTTTTGCTAAAGCTGCAGCTTGTTCATCTAATGAATAAGGTTTAACAACATTAAGTGTTCTTCTTTGCCATTGTCTAAATAAAGTATCTGCTCTTTGTGTTACAGAACTTCTAGCAAATGCACTATCTATACCTTCTAATAATTGTAATCCTATCTTTTCAGTATCTCCACCTATTGCAGATAACTTACTTGATGTAGTAGTTGATGTTAACTCTCTAGCTTTTTGAAAAGTAAATTTTGTTGCATCTTGATACAATAATCTTTGTATCATATTTTTAGATTGACCTGGTAAAATTTTACTAGCTTGTATTGATTTTTGAATACCACCTAATGTTGCACCGACTAACATCCAGTTAGATAAATTAGCATCATCTGGACCCCATAGTTTACCAAATCCATATCCAACAGCAGCTCCCATTAGTGGTCTAATACTAGAAGCTAAAACTACTTGTGCAGTTTTTGCTGTTAAAGATTTTTCTTTCCAAAGTTTTTCTAAAAATTGTGTGTTTCTTTTTGCTGTTTCATCAGATATATTTTTAGCAATCTCTGATTGTCTTTTCCATAAATCTCTTTGTGCTTTAGCAAATTCTTTATCTCTAGCTGTTTGTAATTTTTTTAATTCAGCTATTTTATCTGATACTTTTTGTTTCTTTTTAACAGAACCTTTACCCTTAATAACTTTTTTAGCATCTTTTAAATTAGCTATTTGTTTATCTATTTTATTTAAATTTGTTAAATATGCTTTTTCATTTACTGCTACTTCTTTTACAAGTCTTGCAGAAGTACCATCCATTGAAGATATTTGTTTATTTAATTTTAAGAAATCTTTATCACCTGCAATTTTTTGTAATACTCTGTATTCTCCTTTGCTTACACCTAATTGTTTTTGAGTCTTACCATCTATTACTTGTATAACTTGTGCTATCTTTTGTTTATCTGCTTTAGGAAATAATTTACCTATAATCTGAAAAGCTTTCATAGATGCAGGTCCAAGTACAGCAGCAATACCTCCTGCTTGTGCTATATCTTTAGGATTAGCTTCACCTGTTGTTGCTAAGTTATCAAATAATTTATCTAATGATATAGCAGCAGCAGATACTCCAGCTACTTTTGCAGCAGCTTTTAAACCTTGTTGTCTCATTGACATTGCTCTTCCCCATGGTGTAGCATACATAAATATATAATATGGGTCAACAAGAAATGTTGCCATCTCTGCAGCAAGTACTTCTATATCATTATCATACTTACCATCTTTAAATTTTTCATGTCGTTTATATAATTCTGCTCTTTCTACTGCAGCATTATTTAATGCTACTTCTTTAAATTCTTTATCAGGGTCAAATGCTGCTTGAATACCTGCTTTAGCAACACGAAATACATTTCCAAAAAACATATTTTGTTTATCAATACCATAAGCAATCTTTTCTTTAGTAGTAGGTTCACCTGTAAAAATTATACCAGTTTGTATATTAGGGTTTATACCAACATAATCAGTATCTTTTGCAGAGTCTTTTAAATCAACACCTTCTAAATTAGAAATAGAAAGTTCTTTTTTATCATCTACAACAATATCTTTAACACCTTCTAAATTAGATAATGTTAAATCATTTGTTACTTGTTTATTTTCTTGAGAGATAGAAGGTTGAACACCCTCTAAGTTAGAAAGACTTAGTGAATTTTCTGCCATGATGTGTTATTATATGATTGGTTTGTATATTGTATTGTCGTTAATATTAAAATCAATATTATACTTTTCTTTTATTTCTTTACCAGACATATCATTAGGAAGAATAGCTTTTACAGAATCTAAACTTGTAAAGAAATTTGAATCAGCTTCTAAACCAGCATCTTGAGGAGTAATTCTTTTAGTGTCAGTTTCACTAGCAACTTGCTCCATAACAGAACCATCACCTGCTGTAGGTTCTTGTTCTATATCAGGTATAGTAATATTATTTGCTTTTAATATTGCTTTATTTTTTGTTGTTAAAGGAACAATTTGTTCTTTACCATTAATATTTACTTTAACAGTTCTAACATTACCTATCATAGCATTAGCCATTTCTTCTTGTTTCATGTCCATAGTAGATGATGTTGCTTTACCTTTATTTTTTTCTTTTTGTATTTCATTAATTATTTCTTGATAATATAATGAACCATCACCTTTCTTAGCTGTTGATAAAGCATTTGCAATTACATCTCTTGCTTCTTGAGTAAGTGCTTCACTACCATTATTATCTTGTTCTATTATTCTTTGTAAAGCATTAATATTTTCTTCTAAACTGCCACCTTCTTTTTCCATTCTTTCATTTGCTTTTGCAACAATAAAGTTTTTATAAGTACTTCCAACACCTTTTTTTAATTCTGAAGGTATACTACCAAATCTTGAATAACCTTTTAATTCACCAGTATTAAGATTAATAATAGAGTTAGCTGGAACAACTAAAGCTGTAGATGTTTTTTTAAATAAATTTTTTAAACTTCCTTCATCACCTAATACTTTACCATCTGCCATCCAAACACCATAAGCTTCAACATGATTTTTAGCCATATTAAATCTTTTGTTTGCACTAAAATCAATCTTAGTAGAATTTTTACCTGTTTCTTTAAATGTACTTTGCATATCAACATCATCTAATGAACCATTCATTAAAGATTGTATAGTTACATCAGCATTTGTTATAGATGGTAAAGCTGAAGTAATCTTATTATCTTTGTCAAGTACAAAATAATCTTTTGTTTTAGCATCAGGTATTAATGTTAATACTGTATCACTAATTTTTTTAGTATATTCTTTACTAGAAAAATCTATTTTTTGAGCATCATCATATTTTGTTGTATATTTATCTTTCCAAGATTTAGGAATAAATAAAGGAATAGTTCCTGTGGCTTCTAAAGCTTTTACTTCAGTAGCAATATCTGTATCAGTATCTGTTTCTGTTTCTTTTTCTCCTGTTGAAATAGTTGTTTGAACTTCTTTTAATTTATCTTTTTCATTATTAGGATAACCATTTTTAGTTGACATAGTTTCATTTACAGAATCAATTGTTTCAACTTTACTATTGTTTGGTTTAATCTCACCAATTAATTTATTTTTTAAATTAACAATAGCATTAACAGTTTTACTATCACCTGCTGCTGCTTCTAATGCAGCTTTTGTTTCTTCTTCTATCTTAGTAATTGCATCTATATATTCAGCTTCAATTACAGATTTCTCTTTAAAATTCTTTTTAACATTTGTTCCATCAACACCAGTATTTCTAAAATTAAGTCCTTCTCTTTGAGCTATCTTATAAAAATCTGTTAAATCTCCTTCAGCACCTGTCATGCTTTTTTTAAACTCAGCAAACTTATCACCATGTTTAGCTCTTAATACAGCTTCACCTAATTGTAAATCATCTGTATACATCTTATTATTATTGTTAGCTGCTACAGAATTTAAACTATCAATAACTACTTTTTTCTTTTTGTAGTCTGCTATTTCATCATTATAGTTATTAGTTTTTATTGTTTTAATAGTGTTTTGTTTATTAGCTAATTCTTCATTTCTAATTTTTAATCTTTGAGCAGAGTCAGCTTTATCAGCTTCCCACCATCCTGAAAATATAGAACCTATTACATCTGATTTATCTAATGCCATTATTCAGTCTCCTTATTTAATTTTTGTGGTAATTCAGTTTCTATCTTAGCTAACAAACTAGGATTAATAACATCCTTACTTGGTTTTTCTACTCTTGGTTTTTCTTCTTCCTCATCATCATCTATATTAATAGGTGTAATATTATCATCTTGTATTATAGTATCAGGGTCATCCTCTTCACCTTCATATAATACATAATCTTTAATATCTGCATAATCTGCTATTGCAATTAAAAGATAAATAGTAGGTTCAATTAATAATAACATTAAATCAGGATTCCATAAACCTTGAGTATAACCTCTATATAAAACTACCTGTGCTATTTCATCTAATGGAATACCATCATTTATCATATTAACAAGTTCTGGTAAAGCTTCATCACTTGTTAATTCTAAATAAACATTTTCCATACAGTCATCAGGGTCTGTAAATTGAGGTGGTCTTTCCCATGCTTTTTGCATATCAGGAGCAGTAGTTAAACTTTCTCCAGGAATAGGAGCATTAAAAGGATTAACACCTTGTTTATCAAATTGATTTTCTCTTAATTTTTCTGCCATTATATTACCTATATTTTTTTACTTTACTTGCTATACCTTTTGGTTGTTTACTAAATTGTTTACCTGCTGCTTTAGATTTTCTTTTAGCTGCAGTTGTTCTTGCATATTCTGAGGAAGACAAAGCTTTGATTGCAGCACTTGGTAAATATCTTTCACCTGTTACAGATGATTTTTTACCAGATTTTGTTCTCCATCTTTGTTTGCTCCAATTTTTTAAACTTTGTTGAGACTTAGCTAATGCCATTATGCACCTACTTTTTTCATAGCTTTTTTATGTGCTTCTCCAAAAGTTGCACCATTCAACATAGCTTTTGTCATTTCTTTCATATGCTTTGCTGTATGATGTTTCTTATGTCTCGCCATTGTTTCTTTTTGTCTTTTTGTTAGTTCTTTTTGTTTTGCCATTGTTATTTACCTTTTTGTTTTTTTGATATTGCTATGGCTGCCTGTTGTTTTCTACTCTTACTAAATTTTTTCTTTTTCTTTTTTGCTCCTGCATATACTTCAGGTACGAAAGCTTTTCTCATTCCTAATGCCATTACTTATAACCTCCACCTGCTTTCTTATAAGCTTTAGCTAATGCTTGTGCTTTTCTTGCTGACCATTGTCCAGCTTTTGTGCCATGAGAAGCTTGTGATTTTATTCTTTGAAATATTTTTTTTCTCATTGTAGGTTTTGTATAATTTCCTGCTTTGTTAACTGTACTCATATATCCTTTCTTATGTACTTCCT